AAAAGATGATAGAGGTGGTGCCAACCTTATACCTAGTGCAGTTTTGGGTATTGTTAAAAATAATGTTGATCCAACAAGAGCAGGAAGAATTCAAGTATATCTTAAAAGACAAGAGAGTGGTAATCAGGATGATCCCAACAGTTGGACAACAGTTAGTTATATAAGTCCCTTCTTCGGCTCTACGCCAAATACAGGCAGTCCAGATAGCGCAGGCACATTCGAAGGAAACCCACATAGTTATGGATTTTGGGCTACACCCCCTGATATAGGTACAGAAGTAATTTGTGTTTTCTTAAATGGCTTACCTGATTCAGGCTATTATGTAGGTTGTGTACCGCAACCCGGACTAACCCATATGGTACCTGCAATTGCAAGTAGTGATAATATAATTGCAAATGGTAGTGAGGCTGAAAGTTACGGTGGTGCTACAAAATTACCAGTTGGTGAAATTAATAATGCAAATAAGAAACAAAATAATAGCCCCACACTTGCTACACAACCAAGACCCGTACATAGTTATCAAGCAGCAATATTAAACAAACAAGGATTAATACGTGATCCTGTACGTGGCACTATATCAAGTAGTAGTATGCGTGAGACACCTAGCAGAGTGTTTGGTATAAGCACACCCGGTAGACCAATCTACGAAGGTGGATATGATGATAGTACTATTGCTGATGCTGTTAAAAATGAATCAACACCTGACAAAAATTTCAAGGTAACAGGTAGAAGAGGTGGTCATAGTTTAGTAATGGATGATGGCGACCTTACTGGACAAGACCAATTAGTTCGTATCAGAACTAGTATGGGTCATATGATAATGATGAATGATACTAATCAAACATTGTTTATTGTTCATGCTAATGGTCAAAGTTATATTGAATTAGGTAAAGAAGGTACGATTGATATGTACTCTACTAATTCAGTTAACATACGAACTCAAGGTGATTTAAATTTACATGCGGATAATGATATTAATATTCATGCTACTAAAAATTTAAACATCAGTGCAGAAAACATCAAAACAGAAAGTACTAAAGATACTTCACATTTAATTGGCGGTGCATTTAAACAACAAACTAAGGGTGATCATACCTTAAAGGTCGGTAGTAAGATGAGTCTTGCTAGTGCAGGTGATAGTAGTATGGCTAGCGGTGGTTCAGCATTTATTAATGGCAGTAAAGTTAATTTAAATACAGGGTCAACATCATTAACTCCGGCTGATGTAAAGAATTTACCCCAAGTAGCACATACTGATACATTGTATGATAGCAAAAAAGGTTATGCTGCGGCACCCGGTAAACTACAGAGTATCACTAGTCGTGCCCCTGCTCATAGTCCTTGGGCAAGCGCCGGTCAAGGTGTCAACGTTAAATCAAATCTAAGTTCAGATGCTAATTTTCCGGCCGCACCATCAAGTCAAGTATCTAAAGCAAATGCGGCTGCACCCTCAACACCCAAAACCCCCACATCACCACCGATAACTGCTACAGTACCTAATACACAAGCTGCATCGCCAACAATGAACAAAGCAACTACAAGTGCATTAGTAAGTCAGAAAGCGGTAGATTCAGCAAGTGGTCCCGCCGCAGATGTAGTAGCAAAAGGTGCAGGAGTTGTGACTACTGATGGACAATCAGTTGCAACAGTAGGTGCAACAGGATTGAATCCGAATCAATTAGAAGAAGCCGGACATATAAAGCCCGGGTCCGCCGCAATGGTTAATGGATTGATTTCGCAAGGCGCACCAATAGAACAAGCACTATCAAAAAATGTTTGGACAGGTAAAGATGGCATTAGATCATTATCACAATTTACCGGAGATGTCGGAGCACAGGTAAAAGCAACGGTTGACGTATTTGGCAAAGCAGAATCAGCATTAAAATCATTAGGGGCAATATCAGGAAAAGAAAGTTCTATACAAACTGCTGGCTTAGTATTGAGTGCAGCAACTGTAGGAATTGACAAAACATTAAATTTCTTAAAATCATCGGGTGACAGTGGTTTGGGATTAAAGTTATCAGACGGCGCAGCCGGCGCAGTAGGAACATTAAGTGGCCTTGCAGGTGGCGGGGCATTAGGTACCTCATTGGCTGATGCAGGTAGTAAACTTACTTCTGCTATTGGTGGATTAGGATTAAAATTACCTGCTGGAATTGCAGATGCATCGGGATCTGTTCAAGATTTAATGGCTGGTGGAAAATTAGCTGCTGGATTAGCAGACCAATCAACTAATCCACTAAGTGGTTTACCGGTAACGGATCAATTAAAAGGACTAGCCGCCGGAGCATTTAGTAAAGTAACAGCAGGATTTAAAGCATTGAAGGCAGGTGTACCGCAAAACTTAACAACAATTGCTGCACAAAATAATGAAGACAAGGCAAAAGAAGATGCCGCGGGAGAAAGTCAAACTCCAGAACAAAAAGCTGCTAGTGTTAGTCTAAATCAAAAATTAACAAATGCATTAGGATTCGGTGAAGGTGGTTCCGTGAAAGCAACGTTGTCTGGTATTGGAGATAGCATTAAGAGTGCAACAAGTAATCTATCAAATCCTTCTGATATTATGTCTAGTGCATCTACTGCAATTTTAGGTGCAGCAAACAAATTAGGTATAAACGCGGGTGATATGAGTAGTGGACTTAGTGGTCTACCAGGTGGCGCCGCATCAGTTGGAACATTAATTAGTTTAGGAACACAAGCAAAATCACTACTAGGCTCGGTGTCAAGTAGTTCAGGATCAGGATCAGAAGAAAGTGTGTTTGATCCAAATGGAACCAATGCACAACTAGAAGGTAATTCAGCATTAAACAGGGGATTATCAAAAGCATTTGGAGTAGATCAAGGCGGTGCATTGCGTAATGCATTAGAAGGTGCCGGCACATCATTACAATCTGTATCAGGTGCTATCAATGTCCCGGGTATGCCTAGTGTGCCAGGTATACCTAATATCCCCGGAGTAGGTAGTATCACCGGTGCATTGAACGGGCTAGCCGGATTAGGTGCAACAATAGGCGCCGCTATGGGATCGTTAGGTAATGATCCTAAGAATGCAATTGCAGGATTAAAAGATAAGTTATCGGGAGGCGCATCAAGTTTACAGTCACTTGCTAGCACTGGTTTAGGCGCCGGAGATTTGGCTAAGTTATCGGGTTCTATTAATGCACTAGGAGCAGGTGGCCCGGTTGAAGTAAAATTACCCACAATTGCTACTGACACTATGGATTTTGGACCTATGATGGCTCAGGCTAAAGCATTGTTAGGCGGTGAAGGTAGTAAGATACCAGGATTATCTTTTGGTAGTATGCCTGCAGGTGCATTTAAGATTCCAACTGCCGCACAGGGAAAAGAATACGATAGACTAAAAGAAGAATTAACAAAACAAGAAGATTTACAATGGGATTTGCGAAAACAATATTATGATTTAAGAGAAAAGTCAGGCCCTGATAGTGATGCTACAATAGCAGCAAACAGTGTTTGGAAACAATGTTGTCAAAAAATAGAAACTATTAAACAAGATATGACAAAAGCAGTATCATAAATATTATATTAGGAACAAATATGCCAACATATACTGGGTTTAGTACCCAACACATCAATCAAGTACAGTCTAATTATCGCCCCGGAGTTGAGGGTGGCGTGGGCGTAGTAAACACTATTGTTAGTAATAATAAGTCTTATAAACTATCTGATGAACAAACTATTATACAAAGTCTAATAAATGCATTCAACATTCCCCAAGGACAGAAAGTTGGAAAGCCGGACTATGGCACTACATTGTGGAGTTTTGTATTTGAACCTAATGTATTGCAGGTCCAAATAGACTTAGAAAAAGAAATCAGACGAGTAGCTAGTATGGATCCCAGAGTTATATTAAATGCTATTGTGGCTAGTCCGCATGAAAACGGGATAAGCGTAGAGATTGAAATGGCTATTGTACCTTTTAATATTCCCAGAGTAGTAAATGTATTCTTTGACCAGAATACTAACTCTGCATTTAGCAGTTAAAAATGCTGTTTTTCTGTGTGATAAATATATAAAAGAGATATAAACTTATGGCCACAAGTTCTAGACAGTCCAGTATATTTGGTGTAAACGATTGGAAAACAATCTACAAATCATATAAACAGGCTGATTTTCAAAGTTATGATTACGAAACATTACGCAAATCGTTTGTAGATTACCTACAAACTTATTATCCTGAAACGTTTAATGACTTTGTAGAAAGTTCCGAATACGTAGCCTTGCTTGATGTTATTGCATTCATGGGTCAAAGTTTAAGTTTCCGTGACGATTTAAATACCCGCGAGAATTTTATTGATACTGCTGAACGTAGAGACAGTATTATAAAATTAGCCAACTTAGTTGGATATAACCCAAAGCGCAATAACGCAGGTCAGGGTTATTTAAAAATTTCATCAATACAAACCACAGAACAAGTTAAAGATGTCAATGGATTAAATTTAAGTAATATTGTTGTATTATGGAATGATTCAGCAAATCCAAATTGGCAAGAACAATTTAATACTATTATTAATGCCGCATTGATTGACTCACAAAAAGTTGGTCGTCCAGGAAATAGTAAATCAATATTGAATATTAAAACAGACGAATATAGCATAAGTATTCCGTCTGGAGTTAAACCCACTGCACCATTTAGTGCTACAGTAGACGGCACTAATATGAATTTTGAATGCGTAAGCGTGTCTAGTGTTAATTCACCTGATGTATATGAATTGGCTCCGGGACCAAATGGCATATTTAATATGTTATATCGTAATGACAGATTGGGCTATGGTAGCCCTAATACTGGATTTTTCTTATACTTTAAACAAGGGACATTGCAATCATTCCCGTTCACAATTACAGAACAAATTAGTAATCAAGTAATAGATATTAATATTCAAGGTATTAATAATACAGATACTTGGTTGTATAGTTTAGATAATACTACTAATGCATTATCACAATGGACTCAAGTAGAAAGTATCTATGCGAATAACCCACAAAATTCAATATCTGCAAAGAATTATTATAGTGTAGTATCTCGCTTTAATGATCAAGTAACTTATACCTTTGGTGACGGGGTGTTCAGTACGATCCCAGTTGGTAACTTTGTAGCATATGTGCGTTCTGGAAATGCATTGACATATACAATAACACCTAGCGAAATTCAAGGTACATCTATTACATTGAATTATGTAAGTCGTGTTGGTCGTGTAGAAACATTGACGTTAACTTTAGAATTGCCATTACCGATATCAAACGCACAGGCACGTGAATCATTACAAGATATTAAAGAACGTGCACCACAACGTTATTACTCACAAAATCGTATGGTTAATGGAGAAGATTATAATAACTTCCCATATACATTGTATAGTTCAATTATTAAAAGTAAAGCATTGAATCGTAGTAGTGTTGGTGTAAGTCGTAATTATGATTTACTAGACCCAAGCGCAAAGTATTCAAGTACAAATGATTTTAGTGATGATGGTGGTTTTTATTTAGATAACCGCGATGGTTATACCAATTTCACTGCTAATACTACCAATGACATTGTTAAGTTTCTAACAGAAACATTAAACAATGAATTAAATAATTATCGTTCATTTCAATATTACACACAAAATTATAGAAGATATGCTGTCAATGCAGGAACAGGTGATGGAACTGTTACATGGAATCAGACTTCATTTAATTCATTAGAATCGACTGGATACTTTAAAAACATTTCAGGATCAATTCCTATAGGTGTGTACAGTACAGGTAATGTAAGATTCGTAACCGAAGGTGCATTATTAAGATTCATTGCTCCTAGTGGCAAGTTCTTTGACCAGAACAATCGATTGGTTGAGGGCTTACCTACTGCAACAGACATTACATATATTTGGACTAGTGTTAGTAGTGTTGTGGGAGATGGAAACAACAATGGCGAAGGTAATTTAAATAGTGGGTTTGGTCCTGTTATATTAAACAATCCAATTCCAGATGGAGTAATATTAACAACTATACTACCGTCATTTACTAATCTATTACCAAACACAGTGGTACAAGATTGTATAACACAGGTCAATTTGAATCAAAGTTTTACACTAACATTCAACAACTCTTTGTTAGCCAATCAGACACGCTGGGCAGTAAGTGAATATACTAATCCTTTATATTTTGTTAAATTTCAAAGTTTAGGTAGCAATCGTTATTTGGTTACATATAAATCTATTGCATATTACTTTGGTAGTGTGAACAACATACGATTTACTTTTAATAAAAATAGTGTTATATATGATCCAGTAACTGGAAAATTATTACAAGATTTTGTAAACATTCTAAAAGTTAATAGTCAATTTGATAGTAACTTTCCACAATGGAAAGATGTTAAGTTAAGTGTAGTTGGTCAACTAGTTGAAAGTGATGGCTATGTTGATGATTATAGTGTTGAAGTATCAAGTACTGATCCCAATGTATCCGGGGTAGTTAAAGAACCTGATATTTTTTATGAGATAACGGGATATGAAACCGGTAAGACCAATAAAAATCATTTTGTATTTTTTGAGCAAATAACTGATATAAACTTATTGACCAGATATAGAATGATAGCAACCAGTGATGTAAATTATACTTTTGGTACCCGTGCAGATATTGCATTGGTTAAGTATGAGTATGCAGTTGGCCAACTGTATTATGCAACCATAGAAGATGCGTTCTATATTTCAGTTAATAGTAAAACTAGTTCTAATGTAGTTGAGTTAGTACAAGCAACTAATTATCTTGCTAAGACCGGTCGACAAGGATTAAGTTTTCAATATCGTCACAATAGTAATAACACAACACGTATTAATCCAGGCACTACAAACATAATTGATTTGTATATAGTGACACAAAGTTATTATGTTGATTACAATAACTGGTTAAAAGATTCTACTGGAAAAGTAGCAAAACCAACAGTTCCGGATATCAACACATTAACACTGGCTTATAGTAATATTAATAAGTATAAAATGTTGACAGATAGTGTTATACTTAATAGTGTGATATTCAAACCTATATTTGGTAGTAAAGCAGAACCGCAATTACGTGCAACAATTAAAGTCATTAAGGCAAGTTTAACTACTGCTAGTGATAGTGAAATAAGAACCGCTGTATTATCTGAAATCAATAGTTATTTTAATATTGATAATTGGACATTTGGAGATACGTTCTACTTTACTGAATTAAGTTCCTACTTACATAGTAAAATAGGAGATTTAATAAACTCAGTAGTATTAGTTCCTAATGACCCTACACAACAATTTGGACAATTATACGAGATTCGCTGTGCTCCTTATGAAATATTTGTCAATGCGGCACAGGCTACGGATATTATGGTTATATCAGCATTGACACCGGCTGAACTACAAATAGGTTAACAGGTATATAAATGGCAACAAGAATTAGAACAATTGATTTCTTACCGGAAATCTTTAAGACAGATACTAATAATCAGTTTTTAAATGCAACACTAGACCAGTTAACCCAGACTCCTAAATTCACTAAGTTACAGGGTTATCTTGGTAGTAAGTTTGGTTACGGTGTGCAAGCCAATGACGGCTATGTATCTGAACCTAATAAAATTCGTGCAGATTATCAATTAGAGCCTGCTGTTATATTTAAAAAGAAAGATACTAATATTGCAATTGATGCAATGACTTATCCCGGGTTACTAGCCGCACTAAATATCGAAGGCGCCATAACAAACGACCATGAAAGATTGTTTAATAATGAATTCTATTCATGGGATAGTTTTTGTGACTTAGACAAACTAATTAACTATAGCCAATATTATTGGCTACCGCAAGGCCCTGATCCAATAACTATCACAACGGATGTGGTATATAAAAGCGGAGACTTCACGGTTGTACATACAAATGATTTAATATATGACTTTCAATCTAAATTAATCACGTTACCATTAGGTAACCCGGTTATGACTCTGGTTAGGGGCGGACGATATACATTTAATATAAATCAAGATAATCCGTTTTATATACAAACTGAGCCGGGACTATCCGGCACAAGAACAACAGCCACAAATATTAGCACACGTGACA